CTGGAACCAGACAGCCCTCCAATGGTGGCAGGAGGTAAAACAAAAGCCACTGCCACCCCCCTTTGAGATGCAAAAACCGACCGGAGCAGCCGTATCTGAGCCAGCCGCATGTTGAGCCTCTCTCATTGTGACAAGATGTGTGGTATTGGGGCCACACGGGACTCCGGTGGGCCTTGATAGACCGGTAATGTGCAGAGAGCAGCACTAGCAACAAAAATCCGCAACAACCTAGCGCGTCAGAAGGTGGGTGCCTTTGTAACCGTAAGATTCGCACCCGGTAATAAATAGTTAAAAAATCGTGTCGGTGACTGCTGGAACCAGACAGCCCTCCAATGGTGGCAGGAGGTAAAACAAAAGCCACTGCCAGTGTATAGCACAGAAAGGAGTTGACCTTTATGGCAACGACCAAATCAACAACATCCCGCCGCAAGGCCGTCCAGAGCGCGCAGGAGCACCCGGCGGCGCAGGTGGTACAGTTTCCCTTAGAATGCCCGAAGCCGCGCCAGATGCACTCCTCTGAAGCCGTGGTGATCGTGCGGGAAATCTCAAAAGATGCCGTGAAGCTTTTCGTGATGCCGAAACCGTCCGCTGTGCGCAGCATCCTGAATGAGACCTTTGGCCCGCTGGGCTGGGCAGAACGCCGCTATTTTGCGGACAGTCGTCTGTGGTGCGCCGTGGGCGTGTTCAACCCGTACATGCGGGACTATTGCTTCAAGGATGCCGCCGCGCTGGAAGGCAAACATCCGGGCAGCCCGGAACGCTGGAAGGAAGAAACCAGTTTTGTGGCGGCGGCAGAGCTTTGGGGCGCGGGCAGCGATGTGATGGCGCTACCCGCCATTGTGCTGCGTGCAGATCAGGTGCCCATTGTCGGAATCCAGAAGTCGGGACGCAACCCCAACGACCCGCCGCAGGTAGTAGGCTATAAACTGGCATCCCCGCTCACCGTGGACAAGTTCCTGCGGAACCCGGACACAGGCGAGATCATCAGCGTGCAGTTTGTCGATAAGGACGGCCGGAAAGTCACATGGGAAAAGTGATCGGCCGGCTGCCGGTGGTGTACGATCCGGCCACCCGGCGGGTCTCCGTGGAAAACACCGCGGAATTTGTGGAAACCCAGATCATCCAGCGTCTGGACGATCTGGCCCACGGTCAGCCGCTGCGCCTGACCCTGACGGTGGAGCCGGAACACAGGGGCCGCACAACGGCCCAGAACCGCCTCATGTGGGCGCTGCTCACCATCATGGCCGACGCCTACAACGCCGGACGCACCGGCGGCGTGACCCCGGAAGATTGTTATCTGGACATGCTGGAGAAGTACGGCGCAAAGGTGGATTTTCTGGAAGTCCCGGCGGGTGCGCTGAGCATCCTGCGCAGCTGCTACCGCCTCGTACATGTTGTGGAGATACTGGACGGCAACCGCTGCACGGTCAAATGTACACAGGGCTCCAGCACCTTTACCACCGGCGAAATGAAAAATCTGATTGACGGGATCTTTGACCGCCTTGCTGAGATGGGCGTGAATGATCCTGTGGTAACTGCCTACTGGCAGGAATGGAAGGAACCGTAAATGGCCAAGAGCATCATACAGGCAGAAAAGGAGTGTTATATCTGCCGCCGCTGGTATAACGTCAGGACCACCAGAGGGCTGGAGGAACATCACGTCCTCAATGGGCCGCTACGCAGCTTCTCCGAGCGGCACGGCCTCAAAGTCTGGCTGTGCCACCAGCACCACAATGAGCCGGGCCTGAGCGCCCACCACAATGCCACCTGTGCGCAGACCTTAAAGGCTGTTGCACAAGCGAAATATGAGGAACAGAACGGCCCCGGCGCACACGCTGCGTGGATGGCCGCTGTTGGAAAGGACTATCTCAATGCTTAACGCTGTAGCAATTATGGGCCGCCTCGTGGCTGACCCTGAACTCCGCACCACCCCGGCGGGCGTGAACGTCTGCCAGTTTCGCATTGCCTGTGATCGCAACTTTGCCCGGCAGGGTGAGCAGCGGCAGGCTGATTTTGTGGATATCGTGGCATGGCGTGCGCAGGCTGACTTTGTGTGCAAGTATTTTTCCAAGGGCAGTCTGATTGCCATAAATGGCCGCATCCAGACCCGCAACTATCAGGACAAGAACGGCAACAACCGCACCGCCTTTGCCGTGGTGGCCGAAAATATCAACTTTGGCGGCTCCAAGGGCACCAGCAGCGCAAAGGTGGATGACGGCGGCGAGGCCGCACCGCGCTCTGAGGCATGGCCCAAGGCCGCACCGCCTGCCAATTACGGCGGCGTGGATGATTTTGCCGTGATCGATGACAATGACGATCTCCCGTTTTAACTCTCTGGAGGATGGAACACCATGAAAAAAGGAAGTTACCTCACAATTCAAGATTGGATGGTCACGGATCTGCACCTGAAAGGCAATGAACTGTTGGCTTATGCCCTGATCTACGGCTTTTCTCAGGACGAACAGTCATGCTTTTATGGCTCCTATCAGTATGTCATGGAGTGGCTGAGCGTTGACAAGACTACTGCTGTTCGCGTGCTGCGCAATCTGGAAAACAAAGGGCTGCTGCGCAAATGGCAAGAGAAAGAGGGCAACGTGATCGTCAACAGGTATGCGACCAACACCACCCCTGCCTGCCCGGCGGCATCCGACCAGTTGCAAAATGCAACCGGTAGCAAAACGCAACCGGTGGTAAAATGCAACTCTGACCAGTTGCAAAATGCAACTCCGACCGGTGGCAAAATGCAACCCAAGAATACTAGAGAGAAAGCTAATAATAACAAACCCCGCGCAGGGGCGCGAGAACAGCCGGATGACCTGACCGTGGCCGAGGTGTTTGACGAGTTTTCCCGCGGCGGCCCCGGCGGGCTGTATGATGCTTTGATGGATTTTGACCAGCACCGGAGAGATCTGGCCAAGAAAGACAAGAAAAAGCTGTGGACACCTCTGGTGGCAAAGAAAATCTGCAAGTCCATCAAGCGTCTGGTTGACGAGGCGGGCGTGCAGGATCGCACCGGGTACGCCATTGCCATGCTGAACCAGAGCATCGAAAACGGCTGGACGGGCGTGTTCGCCGTCAAGGATTTTGTGGACAGGGCCCCGGCGGTACATACCGCACAGCCTGCGCCGGATAAGCCCCGCAAAATCACCAAGGACATGACACTTGCGGATCTGTTGGGAGGTATGAGCGCATGAGTATCAGCAAGATCACCACGGCGCAGCAGCATCAGCTGGCTGTGATCGGCGCGGCGATCCTTGACCCGGCGGCGTGCAAGGCCACCGTGGAACGTCTGACACCGGCCATGTTTGAGGATGGCCCATACCGGCAGCTGTTCGGTGCCCTCAAGCTGCGGATGGACAGCGGTTACAACGTGGATGCTGTGATACTGGAAAAAATGCTGGGTGCTGGGTTCCGGCCGCTGATCTTAATGGCCGTAGAAACCGTGCCCACCGTCAGTCATGTGCAGGACTATGAGGCCCTTGTGCTGGAGGACTACCGCAAGCGCCTACTGGTGGAGCTGGCCAACAGCGTGACCATGAGTGCAGCGGACGCGGACAGCATTTGCAGGGAGATGGGCGAGGCCCTGAAAGTACAGGATCACCTGCGCCGGGAGAGCGTGGACGCAAACGTCAAGGATTTTTCCGAGGTCTGGGACGAAACCATGCAATGGCTGCAAAAGCCGGACACCAGCGTCAAAATGGCATGGCGCGAACTGGACGAGTTGGGCCTGTTCGGGGAAAAGATGGTCACTGTGCTGGCAGGCCGTCCCGGCCACGGAAAAACGGACCTTGCTCTGGCTCTGGCCCTGCGCTTGAGCAACAGCGCGCAGACCTACTACCTGAGCATGGAAGAAGATCGGCGCAAGCTGATGATGAGAACCATGTCCAAACTGACCCGGATCAACAGCACCCGCCTGAGAGACCGCAGGATCACCGAGGACGAGCGGGAAAGCCTGAACAACGCTTTTGCCCTGATCAAGGGCCACACCGGCATGATCTACGATGACGGCACCCGCATGACCGTGGACGATATCCGCGCCCGCGTCATGAAGTACCGGCCCCGGATCGTCTTTATTGACCATATCGGCCTGATCGCGGACACGCAGCCGGGCCGCAAGGAGTATGAGCGGCTGGCAGACGTGACCCGTCAGCTGAAAGAACTGGCCATGGAAACTGGCATCACCATCGTGGAACTGGTGCAGCTGAACCGCAGCACCGACCGGAACGGTGGAGCCAAAAAGGCAGCGCTGGGAGATCTGCGCGGCTCTGGAACCATTGAGCAGGACGCGGATGCCGTTGTTTTCATCGAGAGCGAGGTGACTGGAGAGCGCCGCCTGCAGGGGCCGAATGATTATTTTGATGTCAGCCTGCGGGTGAGCAAAAACCGAGAGGGCGAAACAGGCCGTGTGCCTATGTGGTGGCAGCCCCAGTATCATGAGTGGCAGCCTGCACCTGATCCGTCCGAAAATTACAACGAGGATGATTTTACACCCGCGGACAATGAGGATGGCCCGGCGGGGTGGTGAGGAGGACAGGAATGGATGAGGTGGTTTGCGCCTGCTGCCCTTTGTGCGGTGGGGAGATCATAGTTTCCGAGTTTTACCAGAAATCGTATGACTACAAAGTCCTGAAGAACGGGAAAATGTCCAAGCGGTACATTGTCACAGACACTGGCTCAATGAGCGCAAGGACGGCAGCGTGTGGCAATCTCTGCGGCGCATACTGGGAGGAGGATGATTTTGACATTGCCGAGGACGGGACATTTTACGATAAAAAATATACAAAAATGGAGGGTGACACATGATCGGGAAAATCTGGATTCAGGCAAACATGAACGAGAACGGCATTGTTGATCTGATGACCATGGAGAACAAGAAGCACATTGACGCTGACGCTTTAGAACTCGCATACCGGAGAATAAAAGACGCTGAAAGTCTGGGAGAACATAGCGGCGGCTATGTGTATAACCGATTGCTTGAAACACTGCTGCAGGCCCCGGAAGTATTCCCGGTGGGCCTGCCGAGATGGATCAAAACGGCAGAGAGAAAACCCACCGCAGAGGATGCAAACGAGGACGGCTGCGTCCTGAGCATCAATATAAACCCCGGTGACATGAACACAACAAATTGGCCGTGGAACATGGTGGCAGCCTTCCCGGATAACCTTCCGGTCTGGATGCCGTTGCCTAAAAAGCCGTATCTTGGAAAGGAGAAATAAACAATGCAGACTGCAGTAGACATGGCTTGCGTTGTGATGGCGTGGACGCTTGCCATTGCGCTTGCCGGTAGCGTTGCACTTCTTCTTGTTACTGCGGCACTGAAGATGTACGAGGAACATTTTCACCGCTGATAAAGGGAGGACAGTCCAATGACCTATGAAGAAAAAAAGGAATGGCTGCGGCGGTACCGCAAGGCCGCCAAGCTTGAAAAGATCAAGCTGGAAGAGGTAGAGCGGTACCGTACAGACGCAGAGCACGTCACACAGGTGCTGTCCCCTGTTCCCGGCGGCGCTGGTGACGGTCAGGCATTGCCCAGATCTGTGGAGCGCATCGCGGATGCTATGCAGGCAGCCAACGCGCAGGTGGTGGAGTGCCAGAGGATCTGCAAGGAGATCCTGAGCGTCATGAACCAGACCGTGGATATACAGGATTATGAGATCCTGTACCTGCGGTACATCGGTGGCAAGAAGTGGGAGCAGATCGCCGTCAAGATGGGCATGGAGGTAAGCAGCGTATACAGACGGCACAAGAGAGCCGTCAAGGCGTTGGACATTCCAGAACGCCAGTAAATACCATGTTTTGGAGGCACTTCGCAATACTTTTCAATGTTTTGAGGGCAACTTGCACTGTTTTTCAATGTTTTGCCTGTGATATTATTAGACTGCGAAAGCCGCAAGGAGCTGGACAACATCCAACACCCTGCGGCTTTTGTGTTGCCCGGCTGCGACAGGGGAACACCTACCGACCAACAGCCTGATTGTACCAGCTGGGCAATTCTCATTTTGCTATCCGTGGCACCTCAAGGGCTGTACCCCGGCGGGGCTGTGGAATAGACATAGGTCATTGTAGCATCATCTTCAGTGCGTGGCAGCATAGCCAAGCGGGGTCCCTTCCATCCTACCCAGTAAGCTGCTGTTGTGGGCAGCTGCGCACCGTCAATGGAGGCCAGACCGTGAAAGATTTTGCACAAGGATTTTACAAAAGCAAAGCGTGGCAGCGCTGCCGTCAGTCTTACGCTGCCAGCGTGGGCGGGCTATGCGAAGAATGCCTGCGGGAGAACAAGATCACCGCAGGCGAGATCGTACACCACAAAATCCACCTGACCCCGGACAACATCAATGATCCCGCTGTGTCCCTGAACTGGGATAATCTGGAGCTGGTGTGCCGGAGCTGCCATTTGAAATTACATGGTAATAAAAAGAGGTATTCCGTGGACGCCTTCGGGCGGGTGGTACCTCGCTGACCTCCCCCCTATCAAAAATTTTTTGATAGTCCCAGAAGACCGAGGGGCAAGGTTCATTTTTCCGCTCTCGGGTGCGCAGGAATTTTTTTGGAAAGGAGTTGTAAAAAGATGGCGCAAAAAAGCACGACCCGTGCCAAGCTGCTCAAAATGGCCAAGAGTTATGGCGTGGACAAAAACGCCCTCTTTTTGCAGGCCGTCGAGCAATACGATGTGCAGGCTCGCGTGATCCAGAATATTTGTGCCGCCCTGGATGAGGAGGACGGGAAGCTCGTCACCTCGAAGGAGTACGTCAAGGGCCGCGAGAACATCTATGCAAACCCGCTGGTAAAGGAACTGCCCAAGCACGCAGATGCTGCAAACCGCACGCTGCAGACCATGCTCACCATTATCAAGGAGCTGGGCAAGCCGCCCGCACCCAAAGACCGCCTGACGGAGATGCAGGAAGATGGATAACTACATCTTTGCCTACTACCAGGCCATCGAAAACGGCAGCATCGTGGTAGGCAAGTGGATCAAAATATTTTACCGATATCTGATTGAGGGATTGCAAAAGCAGTCCTTTTTCTTTGACCAGAAACGGGCCAACAAAGCGATCCGCTACATTGAAACCTTCTGCCACCACAGTGAAGGCCGTTCCGATACCATCAAGCTGGAACTGTGGCAAAAAGCTTTTGTGTCCGTGGTGTTTGGCATCATGGACGGCATGGGAAACCGGCAGTTTCGTGAGGTCATTCTGATTGTGGCCCGCAAAAACGGCAAAACGCTTTTTGCCTCAGCCATCATCAGCTATTGCACTTTTCTTGATGGCGAGTATGGCGCAAAGACATACTGCGTGGCTCCTAAGCTGGATCAGGCAGATCTGGTGTATGAGGCTTTTTATCAGTCCACCATGGCAGAGCCTGAGCTGGCCCGCCGCCTTAAAAGGCGCAAGTCTGACCTGTATGTGGAGAGCACCAACAGCAGCGTCAAGAAAATTGCGTTCAATGCAAAAAAATCTGATGGTTTCAACCCGTCCCTGACCGTGTGTGATGAAATTGCATCCTGGCCGGGAGATCAGGGTCTGAAGCAGTACGAAGTTATGAAGTCAGCCCTCGGTGCCCGGCGGCAGCCACTGATTTTGAGCATCAGCACGGCGGGCTACATCAATGAGGGTATCTATGATGAGCTGATAAAACGCGCCACCCGCTTCCTGCTGGGCGATTCACGCGAGCAGCGGCTGGCACCGTTTTTATACATGATCGACGATATCGACAAATGGAACGATATCAACGAGCTGCGCAAGTCAAACCCCAATCTGGGCGTGTCCGTGTCGGTGGACTACCTGCTGGAGGAAATTGCCATTGCCGAGGGCAGCCTGAGCAAACGGGCTGAGTTTATCGTCAAGTATTGCAACCTCAAGCAAAGCAGCAGCCAGGCATGGCTGCCCACCGAGGCCGTAGTACGCTGCTGCGGCCCGGCTCTGCAGCTGGAAGATTTCCGGTCAAGCTACTGCGTGGGCGGCATCGACCTGAGCCGCACCACAGACCTGACGGCCTGTGTGGCCGTGATCGAGAGGGAGGGCAGGCTGCATGTCTTTGCGCATTTCTTCCTCCCGGCGGAAAAGCTGGAGGAAGCCACAGCGCGGGACGGCCTACCCTATGCGATCTATGTGCAGCGGGGCCTACTGACCCTGAGCGGCGAGAATTTTGTGGATTATCACGACTGCTTCCGCTGGTTCTGCGACCTGGTGGAGCAATACGAGATCCTGCCTCTAAAAGTCGGGTATGACCGATACACCGCCCAGTACCTGGTACAGGATATGGCCGCCTATGGTTTCCAGATGGACGACGTGTTCCAGGGCTTCAATCTGACGCCAGTCATTCGTGAGACGGAAGGTCTTGTAAAGGACGGCGTTTTTGATTTTGGAGACAATGACCTGTTCAAGGCACACCTGCTCAACACCGGCATGAAGGTCGAGGTGGACAGCGGGCGGATGCGCCCGGTCAAGATCAGTGTAACCGACCACATTGATGGATGCGCTGCTTTGCTGGACGCCATGACAGTGCGGCAGAAGTGGGCCGCAGAGATCGGCCAGCAGCTGAAAAACGAGGAGTAACACATGAATTTGTTCGAAACACTGGGGCGTTTGGCCCATCGGAGGCTCATCAAATCTGCCGGATCTGTTTTTACGCTGCTGGATGGATACACGCCCAGCTTTACCAGCTGGAAGGGCGAACTCTATGAAAGTGAGATCATCCGCGCATCTGTCCATGCAACGGCAAACCATGTCAGTAAGCTCAGCGTAAAGATTCTGGGCAGCGCCGATCCTGTGTTGCAGACCAAGCTGCGGCATGGCCCGAACGAGTGGCAGACCTGGGGGCAGTTTCTTTACCGCCTATCCACGATCCTGGATATGCAGAACACGGCGTTCATTCTCCCGGTATTCGATGATTTCGGCCAGCTCAACGGCATCTTTCCGGTGCTACCGGCGCAGTGTGAGCTTTTTCGGAACCAAGGAGCTTATTGGCTCAAGTATACCTTTGTGACAGGAAAACAGGCCAGCATTGCCCTTGCAGACTGCGGTGTGATGACAAAGTTCCAGTACCGCAATGATTTTTTTGGCGAAGACAACCGGGCACTGAACCCCACCATGGACTTGGTAAGCATTCAGAATCAGGGCATTCAGGAAGCCGTTAAAAATTCGGCTTCTTTCCGATTCATGGCGCAGCTGAAGAATTTTGCAACACCCAAAGACCTGCGGGAAGCCCGAGAAAGTTTCAACAAGGAAAATCTGCAGGGGGAAGGTGGCGGCGTGCTGCTTTTTCCAAACACCTATGCCAACATTCAGCAACTGAAAGCTACACCCTATGTCGCCAGCACAGAGGAAATGGAGCGCATCCGTACCAATGTGTTCGATTATTTCGGCGTCAACGAAGATATTGTACAAAACAAGGCCTACGGTGATGCCTGGAACGCTTTCTACGAAGGGCGCATCAAACCGTTTGCGATCCAGTTCAGTGATGTTGTGAGCCGGATGCTGTTCAGCGACAACGAACGCTCCCGCGGCACCCAGATCATGGCAACCAGCAACCGGCTGCAATACATGAGCAATACGGAAAAGCTCAACGTTTCCGCCCAGATGGCAGACCGCGGCATCATGAACCGTGATGAAATTCGTGAAATCTGGAACCTCGACCCGCTGCCGGACGATCAGGGCAAAGCATATACGATCCGCGGTGAGTATTATCTGCTCAACCAGGATGGCAGCATGACAAAGAAGGGAGAAAATAAAACCGATGGAAAATGAGAAGCTTCTGAAAAAGCTGGCAGATGGCCGGGAATACCGCTCTATGCAACTTTCTGCCCGCTCTGCCGATAACAGCGGAGATGCTGCCATGATTGTGGAAGGCTATGCGGCCACCTTCAATCAGCCCTATGTGCTCTATGAGGGCAAGGATTACAGGATTCTGGAGCAGATTGACCCGGTAGCTTTCAAGGAATGCGACATGGCCGATGTGATTTTTCAGTACAACCACACCGGCCGCGTGTTTGCCCGGACAAAAAACCACACCCTGACCTGTACCGCAGACAATACCGGCCTGAAAATCACGGCTGATCTGGGTGGCACGGAGATTGGACGGCAGCTGTATGCCGAGATCAAGGGTGGCTACACGGACAAGATGTCCTTCGGTTTTGTGGTGGCGGAGGACAAACGGGAATCGACCGAGGATCATGAAACCGGGTTTGTTACCATGACCCGCACCATCACCAAAGTAAAAAAACTGTACGATGTGAGCGCCGTGAGCTTTCCGGCCAACGATGCCACATCGATCAGCGCCCGGAATTTTTCCAACGGAGTGATTGAGGAAATGGCAGCGGAGCGCACACACCGTTGACAACTTCCTCGTTGCGGAGTGATTGAGGAAATGGCAGCGGAGCGACTGCAGCGGGCAAATACAGTCAAACGCATTCATCTGAAACTTTTGGGAGTGTAACACTATGGAAAAGAAAATTGAAGAAATGACCATCGAAGAACTGCGCAACCGCGCAGCGGAGATCCGCACCAAGGCGGAAGATTCGACTCTTGATCAGGCTGCGCTGAACGAGCTGGAGAAGGAGGCGGACGCCGTTTCCAAACGCATCGCTCAGTATGAGGCTGAACAGCGCCGCCGCTCCATCGCCACGAAGATGACCTCCACCGGCACTCCGGTTGAAAACCCTGCTGCCGACCCCACCGAGGATGAGACCCGTGCACAGAAGTTCAAGGAGACCCGCACCGAGACCATTTCGGCAAAGGAGGTCCGCTCCACCCTGATGAGCAGCGGCCAGCTGGCGGCTCCCACGGCCGTTTCCGGCATTAACGATACGGTTGGTGCCAAGGTTTCCAGCATCGTGGACATGGTGAAGATCGTCAACTGCGAAGGTATGCGCAGCAACGTGGTCGCTTATGTCAAGGCCGATGCGGCAGCCGCAGGTAAGCAGACCGAGGGCGCTGAGGCCGCTGTGGCAGAAGCCGACTTTGATACTGTAACCATCAACCCGGAATCGGTTGCAGTGCTTTCCTACATCAGCAAGCAGGCGAAGAAGCAGACGCCGCTGCTGTACGAGGCAAAGGTCCGTGAGCAGGCCCTCGTAAGTCTGCGCAAGAATGCTTCTGCCCTGATTACCAAGCAGCTGCAGGCCAGCAAGCTGAACACCACCGTCAAGGCAGTCGTAGCAAGCTCCAAGGGTGTTGTGGACGCCACCACCCTGCGCCAGATTGCACTGGCTTACGGCGGTGACGAGAGCGTTGTGGGTGGTGCAGTGCTGTTCCTGCATAAGAAGGATCTGATTGCTTTCGGCGATGTGCGCGGCACCGGCGAAAAGAAGCCGGTCTATGAGATCACGCCGGACACCGACAACCCCAATACCGGCGTCATCAAAGACGGCGGTCTGAGCGTCCGCTACTGCCTGAACAGCAATCTGACGCCCTGCTCCGGCACGGCACAGACCTCCGCCGCACAGAAGACCATGTTCTACGGTGTGCCCACCAACCTGGAACTGGATCTGTTCAGCCCCTACGAGATCACCGTTTCTTCGGACTTCGCCTTCAACAAGCTGATGGAAACTATTCTGGGTGATGTGGAACTGGGTGCTGACGTTGTGGTCCAGGGCGGCTTTGTTGCGCTGGAGATTGCGGCCAACAGCTAAGAGGTAAAATCATCATGCTTGAACAGGTAAAACGATCGCTGCGGATTACTGCAGCTGTCTTTGACGCGGAACTTTCTGCGCTTATCGATTCGGCACTGGATGATCTGGAGATCGCCGGAGTATCCGCACGGAACAACCAGGACAAGCCTTTGATTGCCCGCGCCGTCATTACCTACTGCAAGGCCAACTTTGGCGAAGCCGACCAGTATGACCGGCTCAAGGCGGCCTATGACGAGCAGAAAGCGCAGCTGATGAGTGCCACCGGCTATACAGACTGGGGGGACGGCAATGCAGCGGTACGTTGAGGCGGTTCTGCTCAAAGAGACCTATGTCCAGACTGAAGACCACGAGCAGCGCACGGTGCAGCAGGAAACACCGGTGATCGGCACTCTTTCCAGTGTGACCGCTACAGAGTTTTACCAGGCAGCCAACACCGACTACCGCCCAGAAATCGTGCTCAAAGTTTATGAGCAGGAGTATTCCGGTCAGCAGAAGGTGCGGGTGAACGATGTGCAGTACACGGTCATCCGCACCTATTTGTCTGGCGATTTCATCGAACTGCACTGTCAGCGCAAGGGGGCCGACTAAATGGCGAATCCACCGTCTGGCATGAAGATCACCAAAAACGGTATCACTTACCAGTCCAGCATCGACCGCACCCAGTACACCATCCGGGAACTGAGCCGTGCGGCGCTGCGGGATGTGGGCAAGTATATCGTCCGGGAGTGCCGCAAGGCATCACAGGCCCGCCCGCACATGGGCCGCCTGACAATCAAGTCCCGCTTTTATGGCAAAGGCGGGGCTTTTTCCTACTGGGTACGTAAGCGGGAGACCGACCTGCAGGTCGGCATTAAGCATAATACCTGGTATGGTGTACTGCAGGAACTGGGCGACGGCCATCAGCCGCCCCGCGGCATCCTGCGGGCGTCAGTTCAGAACAATATCAACCAGATCCGCGTCATTGAGGGGCATTACCTCTCAGCGGTCGAAGACGAAAACCGGGCCATGGGCCTGATCGACGAGGAGGAGATGCAGCCCGATGGCGAGGACTGACACCGCCTTTGACCTGTTCAAGCGGGCCATCGGCACGAAAATCGCAGAGGTGACCGGCCTGAGCAGTGATAACGTGTTTTATATGCGCAGCGCTGCAGCCGGGTATCCTCGTATCAGCTATACCTACACGATCTGGGCAGATGGCAGCGTGCAGCGTGGCACACTGTCCTGTCAGATTGTCGGAAAAACATCGGCGGGCGAAGTGGACGCCATCGCAGAAAATTTGCGCACCGAGCTGGATGATTTTGCATCCTGCTCGGATGCGCTTTTTTATTGGCTGTTTTCCGGTCGAAGCGATCCGGTGGAGGACAGCGACAAATCCATATACCGCCGCCTTGTAACGTTTGATTTCAAAATCATGGGAGGCAAAACATGAGTCTTTTTAATCACAAGCGCATGACCGGCCAGACCTCCGAGACCAAAGCGCACCTTCTGTTGGGTGCAGGTGTGCTGGTCAAGGACTACAACCCGGCCACGGATACCTATGAGGCCGCACGCACCGGCAAAAAAATCCTCGGTGCAACGTCCGGCGGCAGTACCTTCACCGCCACGAAAAACGGTCACTATCTGAACATCGACGGCGTACCCGAGAACACCAAGGGAAATTGGATCCTGGATTCCTGGGCCTCCACGCTCCAGACCACCCTGCAGGAGATCACTGCCGAAAATCTCAAGATGTCGCTGGCAGCGGCCAAACTGGACACCAGCGACAGTGCCGCAGGCAAGGAATACACGGCCATCACGCCCAAGGGTGTGCTGGAAGACGAGGACTATATCGACAGTCTGAGCTATATCGGGCGGATCAGCGGCAGCGAAAAGCCGGTCATCATCACCATTTTCAATGCCTTCAATACGGCAGACCTTTCGCTTAATCCCAAGGATGGCGAGGAGGGCACGCTGGCAATGACCCTGACGGCCCACTACAGCCCGGACGACCTGGACACCGAGCCTTTCAAGATCTATTATCCTAAAATTTCGGAGGAGTAAGCTATGCGTAAACTTAACGGCGGCGACATTTTCCCGGCTCTGCGTGTGCTGCGGGCCATGGATCTGACTGAGCCCATCAACAAGCTGATCAACGAGGTTTCCAAGGCCGAGACCGAGGAGGCCAAGAGTGTGGCTGGCATCAGCTTCCTGGGCGGCTGCCTGGAAAAGGCAATCGACAGCAAGGGTGGCGAGCAGCTGATTTTTGGTTTCCTGGCCGGGCCGCTGGAACAGCCGAACGGTGAGGCCGTGCGCAGCATGGAGCTCAACGACCTGGCCGACGCCATCATCCAGCTGACCGAAGAAAATGACCTGATCAGTTTTTTTACCAAAGTCAAGCGCATCATGCGGATGTGATCATGGACGCGCTGCTGCATCGTTATGGCGGCAGCGTTTCTTTTTTAGATGACTGGATGTGGGACGAAGCCGTCAGCTACATCGGCCGCGTGATGGAGCTGATCGAACGGGAGGAAAAGCGCCTGCGCTGGTACATCCGGTACGAGGAGCAGTATCCGAAGTTCACCGACTTTGACCGGGCCACAACGCCCAGGGCAGAGCCGGTAAAGAGCATCGGGGACATCTATGCCGATGCCGCAAAGCTGATGGATCTGACCTGGGAGGAGGTGCACGATGGCGAGCGGAACTGAAATTTTCCGGCTTTTTGGCTCCATCATGATCGACAGCACCGAAGCCGAAAAGAGCTTGGGCAAGACCGACAAGGCCGCACAGAGCACACAGGACAAGCTGGGAAAGCTGGTCTCTGGTGCCGCCAAATTTGCCGCTGGTGCCGCTGCAAGCATTGCTGCAGCAGGCATGGCGGTTTTTAAATTTGCGGACAATGTGGCCAGCGTGGGCGACACCATCGACAAGCAGAGCCAGAAACTGGGCATCAGCGCCAAAGCCTATCAGGAGTGGGACGCTATCCTCGGTCACTGTGGCGCATCCATCGACAGCCTGAAGGGCGGCATGAAAACGCTGACCAAGGCCGTGGCCGATGCATCCGACGATCAGGTAGCTGCTTTTCAGGCTGTGGGCCTGAGCATGGACCAGGTAAAGTCCATGTCCACCGAGGATGTCTTTTCCGCAGTCGTGACCGGCCTGCAGGGCATGGAAGAAGGTGCCGAGCGCACCAACATCGCTACCACCCTGCTGGGCAAGAGTGCGCAGGAGCTGGGCCCGCTGCTCAACACCAGCGCCGAGGACACCGCCGCTATGCGGCAGGCTGTAAACGAACTGGGCGGCGTCATGAGTGATGAGGCGGTGGCCGCATCAGCCAGCTTTAAGGACGCCTTGCAAGATCTGACCACCATTGGCACCGGTTTCAAAAACGCTCTCGGCGCACAGGTCCTGCCCTATGTAACGGAGGCCATGACCGCACTGACGGATGGCTTCCGGGATGGCGGTGTTGCCGGTATGGCGACGGCCGCGGTGGACCTTGTCGCCAACTTTGCAGGAAAGCTGGTGCAGGAGATTCCGCAGCTGGCGACCAGTGCCACCCAGATGCTGACCGGTCTGGCAAGCTATCTGGAGACCAATGCCGACAAAATCGTCGCGGCTGGCGGCACGCTCATCGTCAACCTTGCTACTGCACTTGTGCAGAACATCCCGAAACTTGTCGTAGCTACTGTGAAAGTCATGGCTGCGCTGGTAAGCAGCATTGTTGGGCACATCCCGGATGCCGCGCAGGCCATGGTGCAAGTTGGCGCTGCGATCAAACAAAAAATCGACGCGCTCGCACAGAGTGCCCTTACCTGGGGCCACGATATCATTGCAAATTTTGTGCAGGGCATTAAGGACAAAATCGCGGCCATCGGCGATGCGGCCAAAGAAGCGGCCGGTGCCGTGGCGACATTTTTGCACCATACGACCCCGGATGAGGGCCCCCTGGCCGGTGATGACCAGTGGATGCCCGAGATGATGCAGCAGTTCGTGGACGGTATCACGCAGGGCGTCCCCGCGCTACGCGCCGCCGCGGAAGCTGCAGCAGACGGCGTGGCCAGGCCATTTTCCACGATGTCCAGCAACATCCAGAAGCTGGTAAACGATGGCCCGATCGGCTCAGTAAAGAACCTGATCTCGGCCGTCAAAAACAAGAACTGGACCAGCGTTGGCGAGTTTGTCCTGGAAGGCATCTACAACGGCATGAGCTCCAGCCAGAAACAGTGGGTGGATAAGACCCTCACCGGGTGGCTGACGGCTCTGAACGATGCGTATAGCAACAACGGCTGGGCTGGCGTCTTCGGACTGGGCAAAAACATTGCCGAGACCATTGGCGGGGGACTGAGTCAGAATCTTGCGCCACTGGCCGGGAAAGTATCCGGGTGGATCGGCAATATCGGCCAGTCCCTGCAAGGAGCAATTCCAACTCTCGGCAGCATGGCCAAGCTGCTGGGACAATCCCTGTCTGGCGGCATCACGGCCTTCTTCCCGCAACTGTTCGCGGCGATCGGCAGCATGGTCGGCACCATTGGCACGGCCCTGTCCGGCGTGATCTCTGCGGTCGTCTCCACACTGTCTGCAATTCCGGTGGTAGGCTGGGTGCTGGCCGCTGTGGCCATCGCAGGACTGGCAGCATTGCTGGTCTCTCTGGGCAAAACTGCCGCAAGCCTTAACAAGCGCGGCGCAGCGACCACGATTGACACGCCCAGCACGCCTACTCCGAGCCCCGCAGACGATCCCACCAGTCAGCCCAACAGCAATAGCGGCGGCTCCGCTTCGGAGCCCTCCAAAGGCGGCGTGACTATCATCCAGTATGTCACGGTGGATGACGCCAACACCGCTGCGGATGTGATGCGGGACGCTATCTGGATGGCAGAAAGGAGTGCTCTCGTTGGCGTATAAGATCACGATCCAGTCCGACAATGGGCGGACTGTCCATATCAATGCCGGAACGGGGCTGGATGGCAATCTTGACCCGATCTCTGGTGTCGATGTGAAAATCTCGGCATCGCAGGGCGCGAACCAAATCGGCGAGAGTATCACCGACCAGACTGTGGGCAGTGTGGTGCGCACGATCAGTGGAGAGTGTCGGACCCCTGCTGCGGCAAAGGAGCTGCTGCGGGCAGTACCACCGCTATCCAAAGGCAAGCTGATCCTCAATGATGCCTATTTCTGCGAGTATGTGGTCAAACGGTCACCGTATGTGACGCGCGAAAAAGGCAGCCGTAACAAGCGCACTTTTTCGACGATCTTGTACTGCCGACTGCCATACTGGCAGAGCATTACACCGTCTCCCTGCCTGATCGGCGGGTATACACCGTCTTTTCGATTTCCAGTCACCTATGCAAAACCGCATAGATTCGGCACTCGCAGTCCGTTCGCCTTCGTGAACGCTCTGAACCCCGGCGACTTTCAGGCTGCATTTTCGGCCATTTTCTCGACAGCGATCACAACAAAAAATCCGGCGCTGCTGAACTGCGTCACCGGCGCAAAGCTGCGACTTATCACAGACCTTGTCGCTGATGAGCAGCTCAAAGTGTACCGGGATAGCGACGGGCTCCATGTGGAGAAGGTCAGTGCAGGCAAGGTCGAGGATGTTTTTGCCTGCCTGGATGACGATAGCAGCCTCTTTTATCTGGAGTCTGGTGATAATCTGCTCAAGATCGACGCAGATGACGGTGCAGAGAATTTGCAATGCAGTGTATCTTACAATGCTGCTTATATGGGGGTGTATCCCGATGATTTTTGATGTGATCGACCCGGACAGCCTGGCCACGATCCGGCAGGTCGAGAGCTGGAAATCCATGAGCTGGAAGCAGGGGTATAACACGGATGGCAGCTTTTTGCTGGAAGTGGAAAATACCGCAGAAAATGCGCGCTTGCTGGCACCCGGGCGGTACCTGCGCGAGCATGGCACGACCAATGCCGTTGTGCTGCGGGCCGCCTACAACGAGAGCAGCGGTAAAACGTGGGTCGCTACCGGCTACCCTCTGACCAATCTGCTCCGTCAGCGGGTCAGTACGACCGTCGTTGCGCAGCAGGATGCCGAGACAGCCCTGCGAGCGCTCTTTACGGAGTGCTTTGACGGCGGCCGGGCCATCCCTGGTCTGGCTTTGGATAATGCTGCCAATATCACCTTGACCTACGCTCAACAGCTGAACAATAAAAGTCTGTATGAGTATGTCCAGACCATTTGCCAGGCACTGGATATCGGCTATCGGGTACGCATGACCGGCAGCAACGACCAAAAGCATCTGCTTTTCGGCCTGTATCGGCCGGAACGCAATCCGAATCTCAAGTACCGGGTCGCTTACGGCAATCTGGAAAGCGTGCAGATCAAGCTGAGCGATGTGGACTATGCCAATGTTGCACTGGTCCTCGGCGCAGGCGAAGGCAGTGCCCGCGCGCAGGTCGTCGTGGGAGATATCGGCAGTACCGGTGCCGATCGGCATGAGATCATCGTGGATGCCCGAGACCTCCAGCCCGACGACGGCGAAACCGCCGCTGATAAAACCTATCTGGACAGGCTTGCCATGCGGGGCGTGGAAAAGTTGCTCGAACACCAGAAAATAGACAGTTTGACCTTTGTGCCTGCGGATGACCGCGCGCAGCTGGGTGATATCGTGACCTGCATCGTGGACGGCGTCCGGCTGGAAGCCGCCGCACGGGTGACGGAGATTGAGATCACCAGCAAAAGCGGCTCACAGACGCGCAAAATCACTGTGGGAACACCCGTCATCAGGAGGAGACAATAATAATGGCAATCGTAACTTATCCGCTCGACGGTCCCGAGTATGACGCAACGGACGCTGCAGGGTACTTCTCGACCCGTTGCAGCGGCGTGTACAGCGCCGAGGACGACTTCGCGGTCACAGCTGCGGGAGGCACCAGCGTGACCGTCAGCGCCGGTGTTGCATGGATCCACCCGGCCCGGTGGACCGGCTACAGCGTCCTCTGCCGCGAGGAGCAGACATTGGAACTGCCTGCGGCAGATGGCATCCGCACCCGCATCGACCGCGTGGTGCTGCGCTACGACGCAGCGGCCCGGCAAACGCGCCTGCAGGTGCTGGAGGGCACGCCGGACTCGGCCAGCCCCACGGCCCCCGCGATCACCCGCACGGCGCTGGTCTACGACCTCTGTCTTGCCGAGATCACCCGCCCGGCAGGCTCCACCGCCATCACCGCCGCGAACCTCACCGACACCCGCGCGGACGAAGACGTCTGCGGCGTCATGCGGGACGGAGTCACCGGCATCCCGACGGCACAGCTCATCGCCCAGTGGCGGGCGGCGCAGGCTGACCTTGAGACGCAGCTGCGTGCACAGCTGGCAGTCCTCAACGCGGAGATCAAGGACGGCAGCGCGTACAGCAAGACCGAGGCCGACGCCAAATTTGCACTGACCGCGGACAAAATCAGCGCCGCTCTGGGCTATGACCCTGCGGCGAAAATCACACGCTTAGAAAGGATTATTGGTATGGACGGTAAACTGGTTTTTAGCGGTGCAGGCGTCTGCACCGGCGGCACCACCA